TCACCCTCAGCGGAGCACCCAGTGCCTACCAAAAGATACGTGTATGGCGTAACACTGGAACCACACAGCTAGTGGACTTCCAGAACGGCTCACGGTTGTCTGAGAGTGACCTCGACACAGCTTACCAACAAGGTCTGTTTGTGGCTCAAGAGGTTTCTGAGAACGCCTCTACGAACATCGAAGGTATTGGCCCACAAGGCCCACAAGGCCCTCAAGGTATCCAAGGAGTCGCTGGTAATGATGGAGCTGATGCTTCTGCCCCAATTCCAGCCGCTGGCGCTATCGGAGCTTACAGTTGGGGTAGACCTTTAACTAACACTGCTATCGCAATCGGAGCTACATCTAACTCGTTTTACTCTTTTCAACAAGAACACCATTCGACCATTGCGTACGTCGACGGTTCATCCGTTATCCAATCAGGTAGTGGCACTCTTGAGTCAGGCACTTGGAGGTGCATGTCTGGATGTGGTACTGATGGCTTCGGTGGTTTCGCTGGCTTGTGGCTCAGAATCTCATAATCTAATTAACCCTCTCAATACCTTAACAATTAACCCAAAATGATACCTGAAAACCCGTATACAACTCCCTTTTTCGCCGCTAGTGGCATCGTGGGAACCTTAACATTAGATCACGTAAATACAACCGTAGCGATAGGCGTCGGTTTACTAACAATGACGTATCTTATAATTAAAATTTACAAGGAATTTACAAAATAATGAGTGATAGCAGTGAAAAACTATACGGTCTACAAGACCTACTGATTGATGAGTTCATTAATCGCATTCAGAGCGGTGAGGCGTCTCCGAGCGACCTCAATGCTGCCCGTCAGTTACTTAAAGACAACCAAATAAGTGCTACGGTAACCAATGACAACCCTATGGCTAACCTTGTTAGTATGCTTCCGTTTGACGACGAAGGTGTTGACAGAGTTGCCTCAAAATAACAAAATTATATAGATAAAAATGAGCTTTTCTTATACCCATTTAGACAACCCTACGGGATCAGGGCCATTTACCTTTGTTCCTACATATAGTGATACCAAAGAGATCGCTGTTATGGGGTATAATGGTAAGTATTGGTCATCTCTAGAAATAGCATCCATAAGTGGTCAGACAGTGACCCTTACCTCGGATGCCAGTGGTCTAAATGCGATAAGGATTTCTAACAACAGCTCAAAAGTAAAAGCAGCAGTCACCAATGGTAGCGATGATAACATCCTTAGAGCTGATAGCGCGTTCCATGATGATCTTGTAGTACCCGTAGAAGACGTCACAGACCCCACAGGGAACTCGCCGTTGACTCCTGAGAGTGTAACCATAGGTGGCATCAAGAAACACGTAGGATTGGATACTAAGGGTGGCTATGAGTTCACTGGCGGCTTCTCTGATAGGCTCAGTGGACAATCTGGAGCAAATGACCTTGGAGAATACGTTCAATATACACAAGCGATGTCCGATGCAGGTCAATGGATGCGCTTTGGTTTCTCTAGCGCAGCCCAGTCAGCTAACGACTCTCCTTACTGGACAGAACCAACACCCGCTAGTGCTACAGGAGTAGGACTATTTGGTGGCTCTTACATGCCAGCAGGTGTCTCTAAGATGTTCGATTATAGTTTTGACGCGTCCTCCTACAGTGATGCTGTGAATACGGGTGACTTACAATACACAGCCGCTACGGGTTCCTATGACTTCTCTGAGTGCAAGGCAGGTGACCTAGGGCTGATCCGCTTTGACTTTAACATTATTCCACAGTTTGCTAACACGACCCTTGAGGTGGCTCTTATCTGGCAGACACGGACTGCTAATGGTACTCCTACCTTTACTTTCCCGCTAACTACCCAGCCTATCTTCTTTGGTGAAGGTACAGTGGGAACACCTTATCTTAATCGACCTATCATCTCGGCTTACTTTGCGTCCAACGAGGACGTTAATGCTGTAGCACTCCCCGCTATCCGAGCAAACAATCAGATACAGGTCGCTCCCCTTACAACCCTTGTAACTATTCAACGATAAAATGGCTATTAAAGTAATACGTAATGATGCAGGAAACTGTGTAAACTTTCTTGGAAGCTCTAATCCTGTCTACTGGAACGCCTGTTTAACGGCTGTTGTAGATAGCACTTACAGTGATCGCATTAACGTGATCAACGACGTCCGAACAGTTATTGAAGGAGACGATGTGTATGAGTTCTTCCAAGTGCCATACACCGATTTCTCTCAGGCTGACGGGACAGCTTTCTCTTCAGCTACTGAGGCATCCACCTACATCACTGCTCAATGTAATGCAGCAGGTAACACTGGTTCCTTTGTTCTTTCATCCGCTGATACTCTTAACTTCAGCATCGATAGCACCAGCACTACCATCTTACTAGGCAACGGTGACTCCTATGCTGTTAATTCTATCCAAGCTGTAGCAAACGATGATGACCATATTAACATCGTTAAACACACGTCTGGTAACGTCCTGTATAAAGACCTACGAGTTGCTGGGGCGTCTATCTCAGGAATAACTGTAACGCAGACCTTAGCAACAGCCGTGAATGAGCTTAATAGCTTGTTTACGAACACAGCTTCGGCTTCTGGAACGTCGCCAGCGATCACATCTAACACAACTATCAATCTGACTGCTGGGGAGACCTTGAACTACGAGCTTGTTGCGACCAATGGGGTAGCCTACGAGTGGTCAGGGCTTCCTAGTGGCGTTACAACTGTTGATGGAAACGTCAGAAAGCTTATTGGTGGCTCCTCGTTAGACATTGGTTCCTACAGCATCACAGCTAAGGCTATTAACTACTTTGGTGAGGACACACAGACGCTTACTTTGGTTGTAGCTGCTCCCCCTTATTCTAATACCAAGAGCGTGGAGTTTGAGAACCAAGACTACCTCGGAGCTAATGCAGCTCTCCTTGATGGTGTTCTGGGTCGTTCTGGGAATGGTGCTGGTAGCAGTGACGCTTGGACATTTCACATGTGGTACAAGCCTGACAACTTTAGTAGCGGTCAAGTTCTCTTCTACTTTGGGGACTCTGACGTAACTAACGGCGGTCACATCGAGCTTCGCACGACGACTTCAGGTAAACTTCGGTTCAGCTACGGATCTAGTAACAACTACATTCGTCGTACAACTACTAATCAGGCCTTCACTGCGGGTAACTGGTACAACATCATAATCACTTACAACGGTGGAACTACTGGTGCTTCCTCTGCTGATGTGTCTGACTACTACAGTCGATTTAACATCTACATCAATGGCACATCCCCAAGCCTTGTAAACGCTCATGGTAACTACGGGTGGTCTGGTCAGATTGATGGCGAGAACCTTCGTGTAGGGCGCTACGCAAGCGGTAACTACATCAATGGCGGACGTGTAGATGAGATAGCCGTTTGGGACTCAAACCAGAACTCCAATGTGTCTGACATTTACAACGGTGGAACTACCCACGACCTCTCTCAGTTAGCCACATCGCCTACTCACTGGTGGCGTATGGGTGACGGAGATACCTATTCAACAATTCAAGACAACGTGGGAAGTGCTCACTTTGTTATGTATAACATGACGGCTGCAAATATCGTCACAGATGCCCCTTAAAATTATGAGCGAAAGAGATTACAAAAAGGAATACGAGAGCTATCACAAGAAGCCTGAGCAACGCCGCAGGAATGACTCTAGGAAAGCTGCAAGGCGTCTAATGGTCAAGAAACATGGTAAAGCTGCGTTGAAAAATAAGGATGTAGATCACAAAGACAGATCACCCTTAAACAATGCCCCAAGCAACCTTCGGATACAATCCAAGAAGGAGAACCGAGGCCGTAACAAGTAAATTATGGAAGTCCCTCCACAGCTAAAAGACTTCAAGAACTTCCTGTATCTCGCATGGAAGCAATTGAACCTGCCCGATCCTACACCCCTCCAGTATGACATAGCTCAGTATATGCAACACGGGGACAAGCGTGCGATCATTCAGGCATTCCGTGGCGCAGGGAAGAGCTGGATATGTTCCGCATATGTGGTTCACCAGCTCCTTATGGATCAGTCGTTGAACATCCTTGTTGTGTCTGCCTCTAAGACGCGCTCGGATGACTTCTCGGTGTTTTGTATGCGTCTCATTAACGAGATGCCTATCTTACAACACTTGCGACCCAAGGACTCTCAGCGTCAATCGAAGATCTCCTTTGATGTTGGAGGGGCTCCCGCTTCGCATGCTCCTTCGGTTAAGTCGCTGGGTATTACTTCACAGCTCACGGGTAGTCGTGCTGATATTATCATTGCGGATGACATTGAGGTTCCTAACAACGCAGCGACGATGGTTATGCGTGAAAAGCTCTCGGAACAG